CCATGGTATCTCCGTAAGGAGAATTTTAAGTTAGAGACGTTGCTCAAATACAATTCATTATGTTACGAACAAAATCGTTTATATAAAAGTACAAATCTTGTGACGAAGTGTGGGAACGCTTCCGATCAGATGACTAAAGTTTTGTAAAGCAGCACCATATACAATTAACCACCGATCTTAGTGCTACCTTTTATTGGAAACCTTAGAAGACTTATATCTATTATGAAAAGCTTTTATAAGACGCCCTCACTCAGAATTGAGGAGAGCATCTTTAGGAGTATTATAAGACTCACTAGGAACTAGAGAATACTCCGTCTCTAATTCCATAATTCTTTCTAAATAGTTAGATTTCTTCCGAAAATGAAGATCATTGGACAAAACTGTAACCTTTTGGTATATAGATTTCAATTTTGCCACATGATCTTCAGTCTCCAATAAAAAGGGAGCGAGGTTATGAACCTCTGCGTCCGAACGGTTGACAATTAACTCTTTAGTTAATCAAGAGTTGGTCTCTTTAATAACCCGAGTTTTACAGCTCTTATTGTTAAGATCTGTAAACGGGCTAAGACCTCCTAACCTCATTAAGGTTTCAGGAAATTGTCAATTATACTCAATTAAAACATCACATTTTGACTTAATTTTCTTAAGCAATCCAATTAAGGATTTATGTGGTTTTATAAAAAATTGAGATAATCCTTCATAAAAGAAGAAACCACGTTCATAATCACTTATGATATTCTCATCATAAGACCTTAGGGAAATTCGTCCCATAGCCCTAGATAAAGATATACCCTGTGATGTATCCTTCAATATTAAGTAGGTAAACATCCTATCTCTCATGCGAGAGTGGGCATTCAGCTTATCAAAAGAAAGGTGGATTTTTGATAAAGCCTTATACCCATACCCATAAATGAGTAAAAGATCTTTTACTTCTAAATGGGTAGGCATGAAATCGAACATTGAAGCTACATTATTCTTTGCCATAATAAAGCCTTTTAAAGTAATAGGGGTTACATTTTTACCCTTATAAAAAGTTTGTTTAGCAAATTCTAATGCCGTACCTTTATGTGAAGAAATTGATTTGGGTAAAGATATCCCAAGACCAATTTGTTTACATAAACGCCGATAAAATAAGGCGACCTTACGATTACCGATAACAACATCATCTCCTAAAATAGCATAACACGTGAATAATCACGGGTTATCTCTGCTTATAATACCAGCTCGATAAGCCGAATATTGTATAAGGAAATGATGGGTAATAGCTAGCAATGCCCAGGAGCTTAAAGCTCCCATAGGTTGACCGACTTGATATTTTACTTTTTTCAATAATGGTTTACAACAAACCATTACTGATTGTAGACTACCATGTTTTCAGTATTTAACTGGATGGTAATAAAAACGGTCTACAAGTAATTTACGTCACAGTTCAGCACCTTCGACACCTAAAAGAGGTATCAATAATAACTCCTGGATCGACACGGGAAGACGATCCGTGGCCGAGGATAAATCGAAAGAATAAAGACCTTTAAATTTATTTTCTCGATATAACCGATTAATCGGCTTTAATTGATCATGGGTCCCATCCATAGGGATGAGCTTTAACACGGAAAAAATCCAATCGTGTAAAGGCTTTAAAACTCATTGAGTAATAGGATCCACCATAGCGAAAACCCTTAATTTACCAGCAGCCTCTAATTTATAGCCTAACTTCCCCAAGATAGCCTTCTGCTCAGCTATCTTTAAAAGGAAATTATTACTAAAAATCCAGATACCGTTGGTAAGATAATGGAATTCACTATAAGGTGATGAACCTGATCAAAAAGCCGAAATCCAATATTCTAGTCTACTATAATTTCAAGTAGAGCTAGATAAAGCCATTCAAGACTTAAGAATTTTCAATAAGTCTGGATGGGCTCTTCAAGCAACAATGGTAGAAACCATTGATGGCAAGGAAGTTGCCATAGCTTTATAATTAGGTTTTCAGGAG